ATGTCGCAGCTTGTTGAATAATCATCCATTGCTGTTGTGCAACAGGAGTTGGCACTGCAATGTTAAAACCAGTGCCAGGCGTGAAAAGATTGGTCGCCACGGTTGGCGATGCAAAACTTTGTTGGAAAAACGTCAACAGATTGCCAATGGACATCCGTCTTGCGTCCCCATTATTGGGCGAATAAACGGGTAACTGATCTCCAGTTGAAATCGTATTTAAAAACGGTAGCTGATTGATTTGTGGCATGACTGTCCTTTAGTTATATTGGATAGGGCCATCAGGCCCAGCATCGACAGGAAAATACGGTGGTCTAACAAACGGATTATCGTACACACGCCAAGGCTTATTGCCAGCACCAGCAGGCATCGTTGACGGAAGTTGTTGTTCAAGCGGGAATGTTGCTCGTTGCAACAGGATGTCATAACCCTGCTTGGCAGTCGTTTTGGTCTCAATCATCACTTGCTTGCCATAACTTGGCGCAAGTCTGATGGCTAGACTGCAAATGATGGCCTCGTAAGCCGAGTCAGGCACAAGCGTTTCCTCATCTAGTTCGCTATCTTGTGGGCTGGATGGCAAAGGGTAACCCAAGCGGATGCCCTTGGCGTTCCAGTCTGCCATCATTGCATCTAATCTACGCAAGGCAGATTGAAGTTGTTCGGGCTGTAAATCAAATACATAAGACGCAAGCCCAATTTCATCAAAAGATGCACTTATGAATTGTCGTTTTGTATAGCCCATGCTGATTCCTCAATGTGTTTCAGAAGTGTCGCATCTGACCAGCGTTTGTCAACCTTCATGCCAATGGCTTCAGCTTGTTGTAGCATTTCCTCACGGGTTGGTGGGCTGTCATCAACAGCCTCAACAACTTCAAGTATTTCAACTGGCTCATCAAGCACTTCAATAATCTGTGCGCCAATAGGCGATGGTCGAATCTGCTTTATTGCCTTACGCTCTACGGCCTGCGCTTTTTTTAATTTGCGCTTTTGCAACCTCAACTCCCGCCACGGGGCGAGAGTTTTAGTCTTAACGATTGCGGCTGACTTAATCATTTTTTCATTGGTGCTTTGCTAGGCTTGCCAGCGGCTTTTGCCGACTTAGTAGCCATGCCAAGTGCCATTGCAACGGCTTGCTTTTGGGGCTTGCCTGATTTCATTTCCATTTTGATGTTCTTGGAAATGGTCTTATCTGAGTAACCTTTTTTCATTGGCATTTTGTGCTCCTAAGTAAAACAGGCCAACATCTCTGCTGGCCTGTCTTGGTTTAACCACCGATACGATAGACGACAAAAGTGTTAGCCGCAGTCTTACGGCAACGGAATCGTGCAGATGCACCAGCCGTAGCAGCAGTTGCGGCAGAACCCACGATGGTCACATCAGTATTGACTGTGAGGGTCAAAGCATATGCAGCCAAAGTGATGACGCTAAAGTCAAACGAATCACCGATCGCCCACTCAGTTGCCAAGTCAAGGTTTGTACCTGTTGGCAATTGAATATCGCGTGATGCGGTTGGGGTAGCGGTAATGATGCCAGTTAGCACGTTGGCAGCAGTTGCCACCATCGAGCCGCCATCAGCAATGTTGGCTGGCGCACCTTGAGGTTGCCAGTTACCATTGTTGCTGATGTCAGGAGCAACACCCACAGAGTAGTACGCACCAGATGCACCAGCTTGAATAATCACGTTGGTGGCATTGGTAAATGCGCCTGAAACATAGGTGGTGTTGTCAACCGTAGTCAGCAAATCATTGGCTTCAGGGAAATTGGGGAAACCAACTTCTTGAAACACTTGTGCTGGTGAAAAGGCTTGAACAGCGATTTTCTCGCCTGCGGGTACTGCAACAGTAGCTGTACCTTGTGCAAAAATTACTTGATAACTCATGATTACTCCTTAGGCTTGATTGAACAGCAAAATACCAGACATTTCTGGCTGTTTGTTAACCACGCCAAACAAAGTATCCAAACGATACTTGGTCTTCATGGTATTCACATCGTACTGCTTTTGCATGACCAATTCGATGCCTTGATCTGTAGAGGCTCGCATCACTGCAACGCCAGCATCAGAGGGAACAGCGTAACGACCAGGCAGAATTTCCAACGCATCTTTCTGCCAAAAGCAGTTAACAGGTGCAGTTGTGGTATTCAAACGGTTGATGGTTGCTGATGCGTTAGGTGTAACGATACAGTTTTGGTATTGCAACTCAGCATCAGTTCCACCTTGAGCAGAAATGATAGGAGGTGTAATAACGCAAGTTGTGGAATTGACCACTTGCACCACACGGAAAGTCTTGGAGAATCCAGTACCTTGTTTGGTGATGTGATGGACAGCCTCAACGCCACTGATCTCGATGGCAGTGCCAGCAGGCAGGTTGGTGGTGCTAGACACGGTAATCGTTTGGAAACGATTGTCCACGTTCTGAGTCTCACCAGTTGCTGCGGTGGCGGTTGCCACAGGCACATAGTAGTTGTTGGCAGAAGCCAAAGTGCTCATTGTTGGGTCAGCACCACTTGCACCAGCAAGGCGGTTTGCGTAGTCTAGTTTGTATGTGTCAAAACCTGCAACCATACCAACATAAGAACGCTCAAACGCATTGTTTGACTTAGTGCCTGCGAAACTACGTGACACGGATGCGCCACCAGTACCACCAGCAATGTTGCCAGCGATGCCGTTGTAGTCACGGCTTGACAAAGCCAAGTAACGATCAAACGATTGAACACCCTGCTCGTTCATGATCGAGTCGCACAAGGCGATATCGTCATAGTCACCAGCGGCAGTGTTCACAGTCACGACCAAAGAACCTTGAGCTGCAGCCACGTTCATAATGGCGATGTTGATGTCAGATGCCAATTTCTGCTTGGCGGCTTCGCCCAAACGACCTTCTTGCAAAGCGTCACGCAGTTCCAAAGCATCCAGAATGAACGGCACAGACTTTTGAAAGCCGAGTGTCGCTGGTACTGAAAGCTGTGTGTAAGCTGTGAAGTTGTTAGTCTGGTCCATGCCATCGTACGATTGTGCGATATAAGGCTGGGGACGATAGATCACGTTGTTGGTGCGCTCCATCATTGAGCCATCTGTGTTGTAGATGGACACATTGCGGGATAAAACCAAAGCATCGTTAAAGCCTTCGAGGATGTCCTCAAACGCTACGCGCTCTTCTTTTGAAAAACTATTGCTCATAATAAGCTCCTATTAAATTATTTGGATGCTGATCGTTTCTGCGCCCTGTACTGAATGACCTTGGTCATGTTGCCAGTACGAGCCGCTTCTTCTCTCAGCCGTTCAAGTGTTGAGTCAACCGCACCAGATGATCTTCCAGTTCCTGTAACGATACGCTCTGGGGCGGGTGCTTGCCTGCGATTTGTAACTTTCAAGTCTTTCTCCAGTTTTGCTACCGCAAAGGCAAACTTTACGGGGTCTTTGATTTCAGCCAACTCTTTAGCCTTTGCAGGGTTCTTACCGAGTGCGTAAACAACGAGTGCAGGATTATCTGCACCTTGCAGCAAAACGCCTTGCTGGGTGATAGAAAAAACTTGTTGAGCAACTTCTTCAGCATCCTCAAAGTCCTTCACTCTTAACTCGGCTTTCGCCTTGCCATAACCATCCAACTTGGCTTGCCATGCCTTTTGCTGATTCATAACTTCAGCTTCTTGCTTGGCGTTGATTTCATCAGCTTGTCGCTTGCGCTCAAACCAACTGGTCAATGCTTCCTCGTATGCATCAGCGTCATAGTCGTGATCTTCTAGCTTGGGCTTATTTCCAATCACCACTGGCTTGGTCTCAGGTGGTGCGGCTTGTACCCTTGCTTGCAGTTCACGATTCTGCCTTTGCAGTTCTCGGTTCGTCTTACGCAACTCTTTAACCCATTCAGGCGCGGGAGTATGTTCTTCGGGAGGTGGCGCTTCCTCACCAATGCTGACAACAACTTCTTCGGTATCTTCCAGTTCAACCTCATCAACGGGTTCGTTGACTTCGATTTCTTCTTCTATTACCTCGACTTCATTGTCCTCAATTACTGCCTTTTGATTCATCTTTGACCCCATTCAACTCACCCACTTTAAACGGCTGGGTGGTAACCGTTGTTTTAATTGTCGCTTGTTTTTTACTGATTCGCAACAGGTTGCACAATCTGCCCCTGCAAAATTTCTTGCACTGCCTGGGCGTTGGTCATCGCCATGCCCTGCGCTGT